TGGCCGTCCTTTTTCCAGTGAGTTTTCCTTTACCAGATTTCTTGTACCCTTTCTGAATATGTTTGAGGGTAAAGCCTTATTCATGGACTGTGATATGTACATGCGAACTGATGTAACAGAATTGTTTGAACTTTGTGACATGAATTATTATCCTCTCTGGTGTACACATCATATATATAATCCAGAAGAGGGAACTAAAATGGATGGTAAGGTGCAGCAACCATATCGTAGGAAGAACTGGTCAAGTCTTATGATGTTTAATTGTTCACATGAATTAAATAAAAACCTTACAATAGATGATATTAATACAAGGCCGGGAAGATGGTTGCATGGTTTTGGATGGCTATCTGATAAGGAATCTGACATAGGAAGAATACCTGAAGATTGGAATTGGCTGGATGGTCACTCTGATCCTGATCTTGAAGCAAGAAATGTTCACTTCACCACAGGTGGTCCTTGGTTTGAAGATTGGGAGTGCAGAGGAAAGGTGGAAGGTAAGTATGCAGTTGAGTGGGTAAATGATGCAAGATGGTTACAGGCCAATGGTATGGTGGATGCAGAAGTAGATTATTTAATAAGAGCAAAGGATTAAAATATGAAAGAAATTTTAATTACGGAAGATATGGTTAATAAAGCTACCAATAAAGCAAAACAAATGGGAAAACTAAATAATTCTATAACAAAAGGGCAAGGAAATATAGCTGGATTTATAGGAGAAGAACTTGTTTTAGATTACATAAATGGGAAAAGTATGAACTCATATGATTATGATTTAATCTTAACTGATGGTAGAAAGGTGGACGTAAAAACAAAGAGGACTACCGTTAAACCACGAACCAATTATGATTGTTCTGTTGCTTCCTTTAATACTAAACAAAAGTGTGATGTATATATATTTTGTCGCATTCTTAATGATATGACAAAAGGATGGATACTTGGTTATAAAGATAAAGAAGAATATTTTAATGAAGCTCGTTTTATGAAAAAGAATCAGATTGATCCAGCAAATAATTTTAGAGTTAAAGCTGATTGTTACAATGTAGCTATACAAGATTTAGATCCTATAGATAATTTATTACAGGTTTAAAGCAATGACAAAACTGAACGTAGTAACTGCCTTTAATGAGAACTCTCTTAAAGATCATGCACATCAAATGTTTGACAGAGTTGATAAGTTCTGGCATCCAGATATTAAATTATCTGCTTATCATTTTGAATGTGCCTTGGATGCCTATTCTCTTCCAGAAACTATAACATATAAAAATTTAGAAGATGTGGAAGAGTTTAATGAATTTCGTTCCAACATGGATGTTCATAATGGTACAGAGAATGGTACTGTTGAATATAACTGGAGAATAGATACTTTACTAACAGCTCCAAAAGTATTCTCCCTGACTGAAGAGGCTTTTAAAATAGCAGAGGAAACTAAAGATGGTGGATGGTTACTATGGATGAATACAAATGTAATCCCCGTTGATAATATAACATCAGATTTTGTACATGAATTTTTCCCTGAAGGTGCAGATATAGTACATCTCAGTGGTGACTCTGTGGAGAGTACTCCAGATCAATATAGTAATCCATGTTTCATGGCATTTAATCTTAACCATCAAGCTCCCTTGGATCTTCTTGGTGATTACCGGGGGGCTTATGAGAGTGGTGAAGTTCTCTCCTATAGAGAATGGCATGAGGCTTTCATTTTTGAACGGTTATTGAATATATACAGAGCACATGGCATGAGAGTACATACTCTTACTCCATCCAATACCAAGAAAGGTATAAAGGCCACACCATTTAATAAACATCTTGTTAATTTGGAAGAAAATAATAGAGCATTAAGAGACAATAAAGGGAATAGAGTATTCCCCCTGTCCAATAAAGCTCTTCCTCCTGACATCAGACCAAACAGAACCAAGACCTTGGCTGATATTATCAGATTCCATAAACCAGAATCATTTGTTGAAACTGGTACATGGAATGGTGGTCGTGCAATAGAGATGGCATTGGTTGCATTTGAAAATGTAGATAAGGTAACCTATACTGGATATGATCTTTTTGAAGATGGTACTTCCGATATTGATGAAGAAGAATTTAATTTAAAGGCTCATGTTACCAAGGCTGCTGTTCAAAAAAGATTTACAGCATTTAAAAAGAAAATAAAGAAGGACAAGAACAAGACCTTTAATTTTAAACTTATTAAAGGAAATACTAGAACTACATTAAAAAAAGATAGCCCAGATTTTGCTATGATAGGTGGTGGTAATAGTATTATCACCGTACAGAGTGACTATGAAAAATTAAAAGAGGCTCGTATTAAAGTTGTTGATAATTATTTTAGTAAAGATTCAGATAAGAAAGGTCCACCTAAAAAATATTGTGGAACTAATGTATTAGTAAAAAATCTGGAGAATATAAAACGTGTTATACTTCCCTCTTCTGATCCTGTAAAGAATGGAGGAGTTACACATCTAGCTTTAATATATAATGAAAAGATAATTCCCCCATTACCGGAGGATATTCTTAATGTTCCTATCGTAGTACATCCAAGAGATTGTGTGGATAAGGAATATATACAGGCTAATATAAAAGAGAATATGAGATTGATTGACAAGGATAAGTTTCTTGGAAAATGCAGACCAAATGAAGGAAATGTTATTGTTATTTCCGGTGGTCATTCTACTGATTATACTAAAGTAAAGGAACTTATAGAAGAAAACCCAGAGGCCAAGACAATATGTGTAAAGCATTCATACCCACACCTATTGGCTAATGGTATTAAACCTTGGGCATGTGTCGTACTAGATCCACGATCAATCGAAGGAGAAAGTACACATGGTATTGTACGAAAAGATCTATTCAAAACTGTTGATCCAAGTACAAAGTTCTTTGTAGCGTCCATGACTGATCCTTCTGTAACCAAGTATCTTATTGAAAAGAAAGCCAATATTTATGGATGGCACGCTTTTACCGAATCTCTCAGAAATGAAGCAGAAAGAGAACAGGAAATAAAAGATCAGAAAATTACGGTCATGGAAGATCTTGGCATACCAGAAGGAGCTACTCTCATAACAGGTGGTACATGTGCAGCCATGAGAGTACTTGGTATCATGCACACAATGGGTTTTAGAAAGTTCCATCTATTTGGTTTTGATTCTTCTATGGAGAATGAACCTACAGACGAACAGAAGAAGGAAACTACTGGAGCTGAAGATGAAGAGCCAAAGCCAAAATACCTATTAGTTAATGTACGTGGAGAAAACTTCTGGACCACTGGTGAGTTGCTTGCTATGGCACAGGATTGTGAAAGAGTATTCAACGATACTACCATGAATATGACTCTTAACTTCTATGGTAAAGATACATTAGTAAATGCTCTATGGAAATTACATGTGGATGAAATAAAGATTCCTCATTTTGAAGATGTATTCAGTGACTAAATCATCAGCAGAATATAATGAGTTGATAGAGGAATATAAGAGGTTACATGAAGATCCTACTATATTTCCCGGTTCCAGCATGGCAAAGTATGCTCACTATATTCGATCAATTATACAAGATAATAAATGTAAGACACTTCTTGATTATGGTTGTGGGAAAGGTAATCTATATAAAGATGAATACAATAAATTAGGTGAACCTCTTCATAAATTCTTGAAGATAAAAGATTATACACTCTATGATCCCGGCTTGGAAAAGTTTTCCAAGTTACCAACTGGTACGTATGACATGGTTATGTGTGTTGATGTAATGGAACATCTTCCCACACAGGATCTGAAATGGATAATAGATCGTATAATGTCCTTTGGAAACAAAACTATATTCTTAAACATAGCATGTTATGAGGCCCTGAAGAAATTTCCAAATGGTAAGAATGTACATATAACAGTACAAGAACCAAAATGGTGGGTT